AAGATGGTGAACAATCAAATACTTTCAAGGCATTCGAGCCTACTCAAGAAGAAGAAACCTATTCAATGGTTACAGCGAACCGTTTCTGGTCTCAAATCTTCGGGATTGCTTTTTCCAATAAGCGTTGGCTTCATTTCTTTATGCTGTTTGTTCCTGTTATGGGTCTCTGGACTAGTTCTATTGGCATTATTGGTCTGGCCCTTAATCTTCGCGCTTATGACTTTGTATCACAAGAGATTAGAGCAGCAGAAGACCCAGAGTTCGAGACGTTCTACACAAAGAACATCCTATTGAATGAAGGTCTTCGTGCTTGGATGGCACCAGTTGACCAACCTCATGAGAACTTTGTGTTCCCTGAAGAGGTGTTGCCTAGAGGTAACGCTCTGTAATATACAGGGGGGTTGACACCCTCCTTTTTTTATGTTAACCTACATATGATAGTTACTTAGAGACTATGGAAATTACAATGTACTCCTTACCTGGGTGTGCTTACTGTACTAAAGGTAGAAAATTATTAGAGATGGCTAATTTGCCATTCAATGAGGTAAAAGATCTAACTCCTGGAGAATTGCTTGACAAACATCCAAAAGCTGAAGGGTATCCATTCTTTGTTGTCAACGATCAGGAAGTTGAGAGTACATATGATATTGTAAACCTAGCAAAAATGCTTATCGAAAAAGGATTAGTTTCTTCGAAACGATGAGTGAGGATTTACAGATAAATAAAGGTGTGGAGCTGATGCTCAGGAGAGGACAGAAGAGGCCAGAAACAAGTGGTCTAAAAGTCAATAACACATTCACCCTCCTGAGAAAAGTCTTTTCGTTTCGACTAGAGTTTACTTGGGAGGATAACAAGTAATCTAGGAGTAAGAAATGGACGCATCACTAACGGTAGTAATCACATCGTTTATGATCCTTGGATCACTCGCCCTCGGCACAACTATTGGTTGGATTGCCAACGATGTCTTCGGAATCTATCTACAAGCGCAGCAGCCACAGGTCCAGATGCATCCAGAGATGTACGATGATGACGGCATAGTTATCAACGAAGAGTTGTATTCAGTTCGTTTTATTGCCGACGAAGGTTATGATGAGGACTACGACGACGACTAAATATCAACACAAACCACTGAGGTGAAATGAAATTACTATTAAATGAAGTATTACAAAAAGTAAGCAACGCTAAGACAAAGGCACAGAAGATTAAACTTCTACAAGAATATAATTCTCCAGCACTCAGACAAATTTTGATTGCAAATTTTGATGAGAGCATTGAGTGTTTAATTCCTGAAGGAGATGTTCCTTTCACTAAGAACAACGTACCGGAAGAGACAGAACACACAAAACTAATGCATGAGTATAAGAAACTCTATGTATTTTTTAAAGGAGGAGCACCAAACCTCAAGCAGTCACGTCGTGAAACTCTATTCATTCAAATGTTAGAGGGTTTACATGAGGGAGAGGCAGAGGTATTGTGTCTTATGAAAGATAAAAAAATTGGTAAGCGTTGGAAGATTACTCAGCAGTGTGTTGCTGAGGCATTCCCACAAATCAAATGGGGAGGTCGCTCTTGACATTTAATTCTGAACAAATCAAAAAACTTGAGAACTATATGATTAAGATTATAGTTCAGAACACAACACCAGAGGCAGCAAAGGACACGTCTCTACCCCGTGACAGTTACCTATTGAGGCTTGACAACGGGGAGGACCAGTGGTATGATGTAGTCCGTGGGTTGAAAGGAAACATCTTTGATGCCTACTACGACACCTTCGGTCATTGCATTAAGTCAATGGAGTGGACAGACGGCAAGATACCTGCTAAACTGTGGAGTAACATGCAAGAACCACCACCGGAGGCGAAGAAGAAAAAATAAATAGTTATATCGTTCATCCAAAGGGACTTTATATCCCAGTGGACGCAAGTAAGTCGCGGAACGGAGCGTTCATCCCATGTTAGAATTACTTTTCTATTCAACGCTCGCATGTCAGGACGCTGATGCTATAATCTTTCGGATTAAAAAGCATCAGACGTTGGATGCCGAGTGGAAATTAGAACTGGTCGAGACCATTAAGGACTATGTGCCAGAATGTGATTTCTACTGGGACGCAAACGACTGAAGGAACGGGGAATAAACCACCCTAGTATTTCAGGAGACTAACAATGAACACACTAAACTTGATCCGTAATCAGATTCAAAAAGCATCTGCATTACATGACGCACAGATTGCTATGACATCCTATCGTGGTGTCAAGTACGAGTGCAAGCAGGGCGGTGAAGAAATTCACGGCACATTCTGCTATCGCGGTCATACTTACAACAAATGATCTATTTGTTATAATATAGGAAGAGAGGGGACACTCCCCTCTTTTTTTTTGTATAGATATAGTATTGTTGCGATAGATACTAGTGGATAGAAGAAACTTAAAAGAGATATTACACAGACTTAAGGAAGTCATTGAAGAACTAGAGGTAGAGATTTATTCTGACACAGATGCTTATCAACCTTCTGGTTCTTACATTGGGGATGACGACGACGGATACCCTGATTGACAAACGGCACACATCGTGCTACACTATGAACACACTGAATTGAATGCTTTATGGTAAACAGTATGCAGACGTTGGATCTAAAGTCCTACATCAAAAACATTAAAAAGGCGCTCCAACATGAAGAACTTTATACTGAGGAAGAGATTCATAAATTGAAGACTGACCTTCGTAATCTTGAGAAGACACAAAAGTTGATGCGAGACAGGCAGAACAATGGGTTTGGTCAGTATCTTAACCTGCCTGATCCAGTTAAAGTAGAGTCCACTATAGCTTCTCAACCTGAAGAAGAGGTGGTAGAATCTGTTGATGTTGAAGTTGTGGAGGACACAGATGAAGTGTGAAGTGATTGCTGTTAGTCAAGGATATGGCAAACTAGAAGGTAAGAGTGGACAAGAGATCATCTCATACACTGCCAGGGTATCTAACCCAGGAAACCAGATGAACTTTGATACTGCTGCTGGTCTGCTCCGGTATTGTATTCGAGAGAAGCACTGGAGCATCTTTGAGCAGGCAGACATGACGATTGAGATCAACACTACCCGTGCTATCGCTCAGCAGATCCTGCGTCACCGTTCGTTCTGCTATCAAGAATTTTCACAACGGTATGCTAGCACTGATGTTCTTGGTAAGATTGAACTACCTGAACTTCGTAGACAGGACACAAAGAATCGACAGAACTCTACTGATGATCTAGATGAGTTCGAGAGGCAGTCCTTGGAACTACAGATGCAAACTCTGTTTGATTCTGCTGAGGCATTGTATGATCAGATGCTTGGACGTGGTGTTGCTAAGGAGTGTGCTCGTAATGTGCTGCCCCTGTGTACACCAACTCGTATGTATATGAAAGGCAACTGTCGTTCGTGGGTACATTACATTGACCTTCGTGGTGGCAATGGCACACAGAAAGAACACAAGTTGATTGCTGATGAAGCAAAGAAACTATTCATCGAAGTGTTTCCTGATGTAGCGGAAGCAATGGAGTGGACTGATGGATAATTTATTTATATTTCCCCCTCCATTTGTTTGGTATACTGAGATTTCTAATCATGAAGAGATTAAGAAAAAGTATCTCCCCCTATTGAATGAGGAGTATCTAAACAAGCGTGATGAATATAATGAAGAAAACTATTGGGATTGTAGTGTAACTAGTAGTTTTCATGCTCCAAATTACACTTCATGTACATTTTTAGATGATTACTTTTGGAGTAATGTTCTTTGGGGTCCTATGGATAGGATGTTGGATCAAGTATGTGGAAACCTTAATATTCAACCACCTATTAATTCACGGGTATCAAAAGTTTGGTGGAACAAATATAAACCTGGTGAATGGCAGGAGGTACATACACATAAGTCTGAGGGTAGTTATGCCGGTGTATTTTCTGGAATTTATTTGATTGAATCTGATGAAGAAGATCCAGTTACTAGTTTTGTAAACAACCAAACGTTTGTTTATTCTAGTCCGATACAGAACTATGAAACTTTCAAAGCACCAGTAAAAGAAGGATGCGTAATATTATTTCCAAGTGAAGTAATGCATTATGTTAATCCATGTACAAATCCCAGAACAACTGTATCATTTAATATATCATCTAAATTACCCAACCCTGTAGAAGAATTTAAAAAAATGTTGAAGGAAGAAAAAAATGGAACTAAGTAAACCCCTAACACTTGAAGAAGTACAAGAGGCAGCAGATATTTTCCTGCCTCTGTTTGAGGAAGTTCACGATCGGTTGAAGCTTGCAAGCTGCAATTTGCGATCTCCATCGATTGAAGACACACTCAAGGTAATGGAACATATTTGTAAGTTGGCACAACAACAGCGAGTACAAACTAAACTAGATAGATTTGGATTCAATAAGGAGCAGGAAGATGGCGACGTACCCAGTAGTTAATAAAATCACTGGCGAACAAATGGAAGTCAGTATGAGCGTTCATGATTGGGACCAATGGAAGACTGACAATCCAGACTGGGATCGTGATTGGTCTGACCCATCCACTGCACCAATGTCATCAGAAATGGTGGGTGACTGGAGAGATAGGATGACTAAAACTCATCCAGGTTGGACGGATATTATGAAGAACAAAGTGATACCCAAAGCACCTCGAAACAAATCAATCACACAAAAGTACAACTACTAATATGCCAAGATCTAGAAAGTCGCGCAGCGCACAACAACCAAAGCAACCCAGTCGCAAGATGGTGAAGCGTAATAAAGGACGCAATGCAGAACATCTTGAGGCGATCATGCCAATGACACCAGCACAGGAGAGATTCTTTGGTGCATATGACAGTGGCAAATGTATCTTTGCTTATGGTTGTGCTGGTACAGGTAAATCATTCCTTGCTCTTTACCTAGCACTCAAGGAAGTGTTCGATGAGTATTCTCCATACGAGAAAGTTTATATCGTTCGCTCACTTGTTCCTAGTAGAGAGATTGGATTCCTACCTGGCACCCACGATGATAAGGCAGAGCTCTATGAGATTCCCTACAAGAATATGGTGAGGAATATGTTTGACCTCTCAACTGACAGAGAGTATCAGACATTGTATGATGACCTCAAAGCACAGGAAACTATCTCATTCTGGAGCACCAGTTTCATTCGCGGCACGACACTAGACAATGCTATTGTTATTGTGGATGAATCACAGAACCTGAACTTCCACGAACTCGATAGTATTATCACTCGCGTTGGTCAAGACACAAAGATCATCTTTGCTGGTGATGTGCTACAATCTGACCTAGTGAGAGACAAGGAGAAGAATGGTATCCTCAGGTTCCAACAAATCCTTGACAACATGGAAGAGTTTGAACTGGTTGAGTTTGGTGTCGAAGACATCGTTCGTTCTGATCTAGTGAAGTCTTACATCCTTAATAAAATGTCCCTTGGAATTACCTAATGTTTAATCATGTAGAACTGGCGGAAGTATTTGAAGTCGAAGCAGTCACGGAGGATGGTACTCGAACCTATCCTACACCCAAAGGTAACTATCCGTCAGTTACTACTGTGATTGGTAAAAATCCTGAGAAGATGGCAGGTATTATGCGCTGGCGTAAGCGTGTAGGTGAGGAGAAAGCAAACAAAGTATCCAAGAGAGCAACCTCTAGGGGCAATGACTTTCACTTGTTCGCAGAGCATTATCTAAAGAACAATCATCCCACTGATGAGGACTTGACTGCGGCACCATTACCTGCTATGATGTTCTCTGCTGCGGTGCCTATTCTTAACAACATAAATAATATTTACTTACAAGAAGCAGTTCTTTACTCTGACTTGCTACAGATTGCAGGTCGCGTTGATTGTATTGCTGAATACAATGGAGTGCTGTCAATTATAGATTTCAAAACCTCTGCGGAGAGAAAGAGACGCAAGTACATTTACGATTATTTTGTCCAGGAACAAGCA